TGAAGTCCGCGCACCCTACGGTCGAGATATTGGCCGACAGCGACGTGCTTATCCTTCCGGCCACAACCAGCCGTGCGGAGGACGCGATTGCATCCGGCGGTTCCGCCACAATCATCCGTCGCTGGGGCAAGGCCAAGATCAAGGCCATGATTGCCGAAGGGCAGATCGACGCCAAAGAAGGCGAAGCACTGATTGAGGAGATGTCAAAAGACAACCGGTCACACACGCCGGACAAAGCCAAGGCTATGGCTGACGCCGCAGGCATCAAAGGCACAGGGCAGGGTAAGTTTGCTCTGATCTACGAAACATGGGCAAACGTCAAGACCCCAGACGGGTGGAGGTTGTGCCGCACCTATTTTGGCGGCGCGGACAAAGTGTTGTCCTGTATGCGCAACCCGTACTGGTCAGACAAGCTTCCGCTGATCTCCGAGCCGTTGGAAAAGGTGCAGGGCTCGATCAAAGGTATTAGCCGCGTGCAGGCGGTGGCCGATCTTCAGTATCTTGCCAACGACACGGTAAATGAAGCCGCAGACAGCATGGCCTACGGCCTCATGCCGATTGTGTTGACCGATCCCGAGAAGAACCCCAAGGTCGGCAGCATGGTGTTGAGCATGGCGGCGATCTGGGAGACCAGCCCGAGCGATACCAAGTTTGCAGAGTTCCCCCAGCTTTGGAAATCCGGCTTTGAAATTATTGCGGCAGTTCAGCAACAAATTTTTCAAACACTTAGCGTCAACCCTTCACAAATCACGCAAGGGTCGCGCAAGAAACAGAGCCAAGCGGAAGTCGCCAACGAACAGCAAGTCGATGTCCTGACCACCGCCGATGTGGTAACTGTAGTTGAGAGCGCCGTGCTGACGCCGATCATCGAGCGCTTCATTGAACTGGATCATCAGTTCCGCGACGAGACGCTTCAGATACGGTCGTTCGGGGAGTTGGGGATGCGGGCAGCGATGCAAGACATCGACCCGATCCAGATGAATGCCCGGTACCAGTTCCGCTGGTTCGGTGTTGAAGCCGCGCGCACCGCGCAGCAGGTGCAGCAGCAGATCGCCATGATGAACATTGTCAAGGGCATCCCGCCGCAGATGTATCAAGGCTACAAGCTCAACCTTGCCCCGGTCATTGCGCAGATGATGGAGAACACCTTTGGGCCACGGCTGGCCCCGCTGGTGTTTGAAGACTTGCGTTCGTCCTTGTCCGTCGATCCAAAGCGCGAAAACGATTTGCTTCTGCAAGGGCACAACGTTCCGGTTCATCCGCTGGATAATCATCAGCAGCACATGCAGGTTCACTTGCAGGGAATGGAAGAGCAAGGCGACCCGCATGGCACTTATCGCGCTCACATGCTTGAGCATCAGATGGCGCTCATGGCCCAGCAGAAAGCCCAGCAGGAAGCACTGGCACCAAAAGGACAGCCGGGTATGCCGGGTGGAGCAGGGCCGGGTTCTCCGGGCCAACCGCGCCCCGGTGCGCAACCTATGGCCCCCCGCGGTGGACAGCAGCCGCCGGGTATGATACCACAAGACCAGATGCGCGACCCGCGCGTTATGCCTCGGAGAATGTGACATGGTGCTTGGACAGGAAATTCAGGCCGGCGCTCAAAGCGCGTTATACTTAACCACTGCCGCCCTTGTAAAAGGTGGATTAGGGCGTGTGGCAAAAGTCAACGTGATTGTTGCGGGCAGCGCGGCGGGGTCGGTCAATGATGTAGGTATCGCCGCTGGCGCGGTCGCGGGCAACCAGATCGCCGTTATTCCGAACACAGTTGGAACTTACGACATTAATTTTCCGTTTTTTAACGGGCTGGTAATTGTCCCCGGAACAGGGCAAACCGTAGCCGTATCATACACCTAAGGACATTCCCATGCGCCGTTTACTTGCCTTTTTCGCGCTTGTTATGCTTGCGACCCCGGCAGCGGCGCAGTCCACGCGTTCCGCTCTTACCTCGCAGAACAACAGCACCATCACCACCAACGGCACCGGCGCAATCACCGGTGCAAAACTGAACACCGTGATTGGCGCGGGTATCTTGAGCTATGGCACGCTGCTTGACCCGAACACATGGTCGGCGACGCAAACGTTTTCGGTAGCCCCGATATTCACGACCCTTACCGGCTATTTGTACGGCAACGGCACCGGCGTTTTGACGGCCAGCACTACAGTTCCTTCTTCGGCATTGTCAGGGCTTGGTACGGGCGTTGCCACGGCGCTTACCCAGAACCTTAACGGTTCTGGCGCGATCTCTGCCACCACCAGCCCCGTGTTTGTTACGCCCGCACTTGGCACTCCGGCCAGCGGTGTGATGACCAACGTCACCGGTCTACCCCTGACCACAGGGGTTACAGGCACGCTTGCCGTGGGCAACGGCGGGACAGGCGCAACAACCTTAACTCAGTACGGGCTTCTTTACGGGAACGGCACCAGCGCGGTTGCGGCAACAACAGTCGGTACAGCAGGGCAGCCTTTGCTCAGTGTTGGGGGCAGCGCTGCCCCCGCTTTCGGGACGTTGAACCTTGCTTCAGCTACCAACGTGGCGGGTGCACTTGGCGCGGCCAATGGCGGCACAGGGTTGGCCTCTTACACCATCGGCGATCTGCCTTACGCTTCAGCTTCCACAACAATCAGCAAACTTTCTGACGTGGCTACAGGTTCCGTGCTTGTGTCAGGCGGTGTCGGCGTTGCGCCCGCATACTCAGCCACCCCTACAGTAACCTCAATTACCGCCGGGACAGTGACGGCGAGTAGCACTGTTTCTGGCACAGGCTTCAGCACATATCTTGCTTCGCCTCCGGCTATTGGCGGGACAGCCGCAGCAGCAGGGACGTTTACAACGGCAAAAGCAGCAACATTCACCACAACCAATTTGCTGGTGTCTTCGACTGCACCAACTATCTCTTCTGGCTTTGGCACTTCACCTTCGGTTACGGCCAACAACGGCACAGCAGCGTTCCGCATCAACGTGGGAACAGGCGGCACAGCAACATCGGGCGTGATAGGTTTGCCTGCGGCAACGACAGGCTGGAACTGTTTTGCTGATGACGTAACTACAACTTCAACGGCGGTGTTCCGCACAAAACAAACTGCATCTACTACCACGTCGGTAACACTAACCCAATATTCGGATGTAGCCGTAGCTACAGCTTGGGTTGCCAGCGACATACTGGCAGTATCCTGCTTCGCTTACTAAGGGGCTATCATGCAAAAGAACTTTACCAAGTGTCTTGACTTTACCCTTCAGTATGAAGGCGGGTTCAGCGACAACCCGAATGACAAGGGCGGCGCAACCAATATGGGGATCACCCACATCACACTGTCGGCATGGCGGCACGCGCCGGTCTCCGTTGATGATGTTCGCAATCTGACCGTCGGCGAAGCCACGGACATATACAAGGCGCTCTATTGGGATCATGTGCATGGAGATGATTTGCCCACTGGCGTGGACTTGGCCGTTTTCGATTATGCAGTCAATTTTGGCACAAGCGGCGCTGTGCGCGCTTTGCAGTCAATCCTTGGAGTGGTTCCTGACGGGGTGATGGGCCCACAGACTTTGGAAGCGGTAAACAAAGCGGATGCGAAAGCGGTGGCGGTCGCAATCTGCGAACACCGGCTTACCCTCCTTGAGCGGCTTTCGGACTTCCGTATTTTTGGGCACGGGTGGACATCCCGTGTCAACGCTTGCCGCATGGCGTGTCTTGCGGCGTAACATGAGGAGCATATCATGACAGGGTTTAAGACCGTTTTCTTTGGGCTGCTTGTGGCGATTGGCCCCGCAGTCCTGAACTATCTTGGTGCAGTGGACTGGCATAGCCTTGGCGTTTCGCCAAGCGCGGGTGCAGCCATCGGCGCGATCATCATTGGCCTTCGCGCCATTACCAGCACGCCTATTGGGAGCGGCAAATGAAACGCATCGCGCTCATTGTTTTGGCGTCCGTATCCCTTGCGGGGTGCGCGGCGCTTACGGCGCAGGCTCCCAGCCTAAAGACCGTTTATGAAATGCGGGCGTCTTATGACGCGGTGTTTCTGGCACCAGCGGCCAACTACCGCAAGCTACCCTTGTGCGCCACCGGCGTAAAAAGCTCGCTCAAAGCGCTGTGCGCCGACACGGTGGTTATCAAGAAACTTCAGGTTGCGGATTTGCAGGTTGAAACCGCGCTCGACAATCTTGAGGCTTTCTCCCGCGCGCATCCCGGCGATCTTGGGGTTACGGGCTTGTACGACGCCGCCACATTGGCTATCAGCGAAGCGGAGCAGATTGCCACCGCCGCCGGAATTAAATAGGAGCACCTATGACCCCCGCAGTTATCACCTTTCTTACCGAGGCCATGAACCTCGTGCCCCTGCTTATCAAAGCTGGTGAAGACATCGCTCCGTTTGCGGAAACGGTGTACAATATCATTTCGACCGGAGCTGATCCGACCGATGCTGATTGGGCCTCCCTGAAAGCTATGGAAGTCTCTCTCCGCAACACTTTGCAGACCGCAGTCTAAAAGGAACATCATGGACGGAGAGGCGTGGCACCTAGATAAAAAAGTACCGATAAGTCTTATATTGGGCTTGGCGCTTAACGCCTTTTCCCTGATCTGGTTTGCGTCGAAACTTGATAGTCGTGTCACGACTATTGAGCTTCATGACGTGGCAACACAGGCGGAGCTTTCCAAGCTGAAAGACAACGCCGACGGAGCCAAAGACCGGCTTATTCGGCTGGAAGACAAGTTGGAAAATATCCTTGAGGAGCTGAAGAAGATCGACGCCCGCATGGCTCCCCCTTCCAGAACAATACCTTAGCGCTTAAACTTGACAGTTTAGGCAAAGACAGGTTAATAATACATTCTCGACTGGTGGCCGTAAGTCACCGTTCGACCAGTGACCGTAAGCCACTAAGGAGCGTAAAATGAATATTGACGACGATTATGACGATGAGGACGTTTCCAATGTCAACGAAATCGAAGATGAAGTCGAAGACGAAACCGAAGACGATGCCGAAGGGCAACGGGACGGACAAGATGGAGACGCGCCCCTTGCGAAAGGAAAAGATGAAGAAGATGACCGGGGGCAAACGCGGGGCTTAGGCCGACGCGAACGCACCGTTCTCGCGGCCAAAGAAGAAGCCCGTAAAGCACGGGAAGAAGCCGCAGAGACCCGTCGTCAGCTAGAAGAGTTTCGTGCTCAACAGCAGCAGATGGCTTCACGCCCCGACCCTGCTCTTGAGCGCCAGCGTTTAGAGTTGATGTCGCCTGAAGAGCGGATGACGTACCAGCTTCAGCAAGCTGAGATGCGTAACCAGCAACAGCTTCAGCAGATGCAGTTCCAGATGTGGGATAGCAACGATAAGGCGACGTTTAAAACGCTGGCAGTAACAGACAAGACAGCCGCAAGGTTGTCGGATAAGGTTGAGGCCGAGCTGGCGATCCTGCGCAGCAGAGGCCAAAACGTAGACCGCCAGACGTTGCTATACTACCTCGCAGGCAAAGAGGCAGTGGAGCGGGGTCGGGTGGCTGGGGCCAAACAACGGCAGACGGGTGCGGATAACATTCGTCGGCAGTCGGCGCGTCCCGGAAATTCGCAAAGCAATGTTTCGGCTGACCGTCGTGGCGGCAAAAGCATTGAGGACAGACTTGCTGACGTATTCATCTAAATGATGGGTCGTCATTTTGAAAGGACATAGAGATGGCGACTACGAATAGCTCTGGGCAGTTTACTGCCGACATTGAAGCCTTTATTGCCAAGGAGACACTCCCCTTGGCACGCCGACAGCTTGTGGCTTACCAGTTTGGTGATCCAGAGCGCCTGCCCGCCGGGCGCGGCACGACCTTCACAGCGACCCGCTACAACCGCGTACCGTTGCCCTTCCAGCCACTTTCGGAAGGTGTCCCTCCGGTTGGCGAGACCATGACCATCGGTCAGGTTACAGTGACCTTGCAGCAGTGGGGTGATCGTATCACCGTCACCGACGTTGCAGAACTGACCATCAAGCACCCGATCATGAACGAAGCCAAGAAGCTTGTTGCGCTTCAGACGGCGGAAACTCTTGAACGCAACACGTTCAACACCCTTGCTGGTTTCACGCAGGTCAACTATGTGAACTCCCGTGGCGCGCGTGGCTCGCTGGTTGCTGGTGACGTTCTGAACACCTACGAGATCAACCGCGCATACTCGCAGCTCGTTACCCTCGGCGCACCGCGCTACATGGGCGATGAGATGACCAACACCAAGCTCGAAGCTGATGCTGGCGGCGCACGCGCCTCGAACAACCCGCGCGGTATGCCGCACTATGTGGCAATCGTGCATCCGTTCGTTGAAGGCGACCTGACCCAGAACTCGACCTTCGTTTTGGCCGCGTCTTACTCGGATGTGAACAAACTGTACAACTACGAAGTTGGTCAGTGGCACGGTATTCGCTTCTGCTCCACCAACATGGTTCCTTCTTGGACTGGCGTTGCCACTTTGGGCGGCACCGCAGGCACCTCGGGCTCGCTGGCGACCAACACCTATTATGTGATCGTCACCGCTTCCGATACACAGAACCAGTATGAAAGCCGCGTTTACGCGGTGTCGTCTGGTATCTCCGTGACCGGCGCAACGGGTTCCGTTTCTGTGACCCTGCCAACTCTGGCTGGCTTCACCTTCAACGCCTACATCGGCACAACCACCTCCCCTGCTAACCTTGCCACCTCGGCTTCCGGCCCCACCTCGGGCCCGCTGACTGGTCAGGCTGTGCAGATGGCAGGCGGCCAGACCGTCGTGTTGACCGGCATTGGCACCGCACAGACCCCACCTGCTGCTCCGGCAGCGGGCGTCACCGTGTACCCAACTTATGTCTTCGGTCGCGGCGCTTATGGTCAGGTTGTTCTCGACGACATCAAGATCACTTGGCTCGCCGGCGCGGATAAGTCCGATCCGTTGAACCAGCTCCGTGTCGTTGGTTGGAAAGTGTTTTACGGCACTCTCATCAAGAACAACCAGTTTGCCATGCGCATTGAAAGTGCTTCGGCCTTCAACTCCACCTTCGGCTAATAGTTAGCGGCCCTTCGGGGCCGCTTCCTTCTCACTTGTGGAGATATGAATGTCAACGCGCACACTCGGCACAAACGCCACAACCTCTCTTACCTCGATCCTTTGGGCCAATGGCGGTGCGGGTATTCTTCCCGCCGATCTTGCCACAGTCGCTCAGGGCATTAAGAATGACGCCGTAAACGGCTTGCCTATTTATCCCGGCGCGTTTAGCGCGAACGGCCTGCTTATTATCCCGAACCGGGGTGTGTTGCAGGTTCTTCCGGGAGATTTTGTCGGAGTGGATAGCCAAGGTTGGCCGATCCTTGTTTCCGCCAATTCCATTGCCAATGGGCCGTGGACACACACCTGAGGAGCAAACTAAATGTCTGATACCCCGTCCGTTAAAAAACCCGCTCGCCCTCGTGCGCCCGGCGTCGAGCTTTTGTCCGATGCCGAGATCACCGCGCTTCGCAACGAAGCAAAGGCGAAGGTCGGAGAAGACGCCAAGAAAGCCGCTCGCAAAGCTGCTCTTGAAGCGATGATCCGCGAGGAAAATTCGCGCATTGATCCGAGCGAAGAGCTGGTGGAGTACACCATCGATCTGCCGGGCTTTGCAAATGAAATCCGCGTGGACGGGGTTCAGTACATTCAGGGCGAGACCTACAAGTTCACCCGCCGCCAGCTCGCTTCGGTGCAGGAGCTTGTGCAGAACGCGTGGAAGCACGAGAAGTCCGTAGGCGGTGCCAACGCAAACGAATATCGTCGCCCGCGCAATATTGCAATTTCTCCAAATACTGCTATTGCTTACTCTGGGCATTTTGCCCGATAAGAGGAGCACAGTATGAAAGAGGAACAGACAACTACCGCCGCAATCGGGATTTCCTATTCCGTGCAGGTGGATGAAAAACGTTCACTGGTTTTCCAGACCTTTGTTCCGCAGGATACCGCCATCAGCGAGATCAACAGCCTCGCCGATAAGCTGGAAGCGGTAGCAGGGCGTCAGGAAGCCAAGCACGAGCTGGTCAAGCTGCACAAAGACCTTGAACACCACGAGAAGACTTTGCGCCGTTTGGAAGAGGACATTGTCCGCATTGACAAACAGTTCAAGGTTGAGGCAGGCGCTTTGTCCACACGCGGTCAGGCCAAGAGCAAAGCAGACTTTGCCAAGCATGAAGCTGAACGTTCAAATGCTCTGGTGAGTGTGACCCGATTTAAGGAAGAAATTCACAAGATCGAGCGCGAGATCGTTCTGCAAGAGGCGAAAGCAAATGGCACTTCAGGCACAGCAAATCGTCGCCCTAGCGACGCAAATAGCTAAGGTTCCCGGCTACACGGCTCAAGCAGGGCAGTTACTCAACCTGATACTGGCGGAGCTCGCCCAGACCTACGACCTTGAGGTGGCGCGTAAAAGCGCCACCGTCAATTTAAACACGACCACTGGTTCCGGCCCGTACCAGCTCCCTTCAGATTATCTGCGCATGGCGATTGACGAGGTGTTTTATCTTGTCGATGGCGTCCCGTATGTCATGGTCAACATTGACTTGTCCGAGTACGACGCCCTTGTGCAGCAGGCCGGCATTTCCAATTACCCCGCCCAGTTTGCCACCGATGTGTCGGGCGGCCTTGGGAACATGCTCATGTATGTATGGCCTCCGTCGGGCGGCTCCTACAACACCACGATCCGTTATTATTCGCAGCCCGCAGACATCACCACGCCGGAAACATCAACGGTTGTTCCGTGGTTCCCAAACCAAACTTATCTGACCACACGCCTTGCGGGCGAGCTCATGAAGATTGCAGGAGACAGCCGCCAACAGGCGTTTTTGGGCAATGGCCCAGACGGGGCGCAGGGCATCCTGCACCGGTTCCTTGAATTGCAGAAAGACGATGATGGCCGAGCCAAAACAGTTCATCTTGACCGCCGTCGTTTTGGCTCTCGGTTTGATCGCCAGCCTAATACCAAGACCTTAGGGTGGTGATAGATGACCACAATAAATTCTGACGTTGTTCGCTTTTCGCCTTCCGGTTTGTGTGACAGTCTCGATGAGACGAACACGAACCCCGGGGGCATGGCCGTACTTCAGAACCTTATCCCCGACCCCACAACGAAGAACCTGTGGGGCTGCCGTCCTGCCGCAACCCCTCTGACCGCTGGCGGTATCCTTCCCGCAGACTTCAGCCCAGATTTTAACGCAGATTTCAACTCGCTTTCGGGCGGTGCTGGGCCGATTGTCATTATCAAAGCCGTTGGAAATTTGCTTTACGGGATGCGCACCAGCATCACCTATCCCGGGTATGATGAGCCGTTTGTTTATAATCTTGTGACAAACTCGTTTGTTCTTGTGAATAACATCACCGCCACAAACTTGCCGGCGACACAAAACACAACAGGCGATTGGACGCCGCCGACCATTGACACAGTCGGCGTCAACGTGATTGTAACCCACCCCGGCTTTGCGGGGACGGGGAACTATATCGGATGGTTCAATATTTCAAACCCCAGCAACCTTATATGGAATGCGGGCAACCTTGCCGCCCCCGGCGCGGTGCAGGCTTTAGGAACGATCGCCGGCGGCTCAGGATACACCAACGGCACTTATAGCCCTGTAACTTTCACTTGCTCGTCCGCGCTTACGCTGGGCACGCTGGTTGGCGGTTCAGGCTATGTGAGCAACACCTACTATAATGTTCCGCTCACAGGTGGCTCCGGCACAGGGGCGTTGGCGACAATTCAAGTCACCGGCGGCATCGTCGTGTCTTGCACGCTTACATCTGGCGGCACCGGCTACACAGTGGGCAACACCTTATCCGCATCCAATGCAAATCTGGGCGGATCAGGTTCGGGCTTTTCCATTAAAGTGGCAACGATTTCCGCTGGCACAGGAATGACAGGAATTGTCACTGTGGCTCTGGGCGCGGTCTCGTCCATCGTTATTTTGAACAATGGCGCTGGCTACAACACCACGGACGTGGTGACAACCGCCGCCGCCAATATCGGTAACACAGGCTCAGGCTTCAGTGCGTCAATAGCACTGACCTATTATGGGCTCATCACATTTACGACCCCGCCCTCGTGGGTGGCCCAGTTTGCGCAGCGTGCGTATTTCGGGATCAACCCGACTGTCGGCCAGCCATCTGTTGTGTTCACGGACGTGCTGTTTTTGAATTGCAGCAACGCCAACCAAGCCCTGACCTTCGGCGACAGCCTCAAGTTGACCGCTGCACACGGTCTGCCGCTGAACAACCAGCTTGGCGGCGTCATCCAATCATTGCTCGTGTTCAAAAGCACAAACAACATCTACCAGATCACTGGGGACTATATTGGTTCAACTCTGTCGGTCAACACGCTCAACGCCGCCACGGGGACACTGTCTCCGTGGTCAATCGTGGATACGCCGCGCGGGGTGGCCTTCCTTGCCCCCGACGGGTATCGTGTGGTGGATTTCTTCGCCCGCATCTCCGATCCTATAGGCGTGGCCGGCGAAGGCGTCGTGTTCCCGTTCCTCAACAACCTGTATCCTTCCCGCGTGGCCGCCGCATGTAACGCCAACGTCATGCGCGTGAACGTGCAGCCCTCCGATGTGAACGGCACCCCCTACCAAGAATACTGGTATGACATTTCCCGCAACGTTTGGTCTGGCCCACATACTTTCCCCGCGCAAACGTTGGCGGCCTACAATAACGCGTTTGTGATTGTTCCTCGCGCCGCGCCCGCGCAGCTTTTCATGAGCGCGGTGGTTCCCAACCCGACGACAAGTTCGGTTGAAAACGGCACTCAGATGCAGTTTGTTTTCCAGACAACCATGATGGCCGACCCCGGCGCATTTGCCATGATGAATTTGGCTGATCTCACGGTGAACATGGCGTTGGTGGCGGGGCAGGCGCAGATCAATATTGCGGCTATAGACCAAGACGGATCGGTGTATAACTCTGTCTCGTATCAGGTGACGGGCGTGACTTCCAAATGGGGGGCAATGACGTGGGGTTCCCCCACGCTGTGGCGCGGGGCTTCCAATTCTCTACGTCCTCGCCGTGCGGCGTTTACTGCCCCTATCGTTTATCGGCGACTTGCGGTATATGTATCTGGCCCTTGTGCACAAGGGTTCCAGATCGGTGACATTTTTCTGAGGCGGCAAATCCTCGACTACCCACAGGCGACACTATGAAAAAATGGCTTGCACTCCTTTTTGCGGTTCTGGTTACGCCTGCACAGGCGCAGATATTCGCGTCTTACCCTTACATTTTTCAGAACGGCACTATTGCTGACGCCACGCAGGTGAACGCGAACTTTAACGCGATTGCGTCCGCACTGAATGCGGGGGCCGCACACAACGGCACCAATTCGGACATCACCTATTTAACCGCCTTGGTTGGTTTCTCAGCTTATTCCGGTACGCTTTCTGGCGCGCTTTCAGTTGGAGGGACACTCACGGCTGCGGGGCTTTCCAGTTTTACCGGCGTTTCTTCTTTTGCTTCGGACATCCTTATGTCGGGCACGGGTGAAATCGACATTCCGTCGGGCACAACCGCGCAGCGCAGCGCGTCCCCAAATTCCGGCATGATCCGTTATAACACCACGACAGGGCAGTATGAAGGCTATAGCGGGGCGGTAAACAGTTGGGTGGGGCTACAAAACGGCGGTGCCGGTTTTCGCAACCGTATCATCAACGGCGATTTCCGCATTGACCAGCGCAATAACGGTTCCGCGCAGTCTATAACTGCAAATAATTCTGTGTATACAGTAGACCGGTGGGTTGTTAATCCAGGTGGTTCAGGGGCTACCGTGCAGCGTGTTGCAGGCACAGTGTCGCAGTATGCGTTACAAATTACGGGCGCTGGGGGCAACACGGGCATCAATGTGGTGCAACGGCTGGAGAGCACAAACGCTTATGATTTGGCAGGGGCGTCAGCAACACTGTCCGCTTATTTGGCGGACAGCACCTTGACCAGCATAACATGGTCGGTAAGTTATGCTGGAGCTACGGACAATTTTAATGTGGCGGGTACGACTTTTGCTACGGGGACCTGTACAATATCGAGCACTCCTCAACTTTGCACCGCCACGTTTGCAGTCCCCTCAGCAGCAACAACAGGAATATCGGTGTCTTTTTACGCGGCCGGGCAGACTTCGGGCACGTTCACGCTTCAAAATGTGCAGCTTGAGCCCGAAGCCACTTTAACTCCATTTGAGCGTTTGCCTATTCAAACTGCTCTTTCCTCGTGCCAACGGTATTACTATGTTTCGCCTGTAGGTAATACTATTGCCAATGGGATATACGCAGCATTTTCGTTCAAATCAACCATGCGGGTTGCCCCATCAATAACGTTTCAAGGTTTAAGCGGCGGGAGTGTAACAGGGTTGACTATAACAACCGATGGTTTCTTTTTTCAGTATAGTGCTGTGTCCGGTTTTGGTTACACCGCTAATGCTGAACTTTAACCGCCCTATACAGGGCATAATGTGGAGGGTATAATGAAAAAGCCAATGCCAAAAGGTAAAGCTGGTAAGGCCAGCATGAAGGACGGCATGAAAAACCGCAGCCCTTCAAGCACAGATAAATCGGAAATGATGCCGAAGAAAGGTAAAAAGAAATGAGCAAGGACAAAATGAAAAGCCCCGGCAAAGCCGGTAAAGCCAGCATGATGGGCGGCCTTAAAAAGAGTGAGCCTTCCAGCAGCGACAAATCCACCCAGCTCAAGATGGGCCCGTCGGTGGACAGCAACGCGGTGCGCTCTGGCACAGCAGAAACGCCGGCGACCCTTGGCCCCCGCACAGCCTAAGATCACATATCAATGGGAGCGTGTTGCGGCGGTTGTCCGTGAGGCGCTCCCGCTTCTCAAAAAGAATTGGGAAGAGACCGGAGACGGGGGAGAGTTTGACCCCAACTTCGACCAGTATTTTGCGATGGATCGCGCCGGGGCAATCCGCGTGTTCACCGCAAGACGAAACGGTTTTCTGATAGGGTATTTGTCTCTGTTTGTTGTGCCTGAGCTGCACTGCAAACGAAACGTCACCGCAATCAGCGACATGTTTTGGGTTGATCCTTTGGAGCGGGAAGGGTGGACAGGGTATAACCTGTTCAAAAGATGCGAGGAAGGGCTCATAAACATGGGCGTGACCCGCATTGATCTGATGCCGAAACTTGATTTTAAGAACGATAACGGGCATAGTGTTGCCAGCATCATGAAACGGTTGGGATACACGCCGCACGAAATTCGGTACATCAAGAAGATAGGAACCTGATATGTCCAGCGGTAACGCCCCTTTTGTGTATCAGTACAGCTCCTCCCCTCAGGCTGATGCCGGGGCGATGGCCGCAATCGGGGGTATTCCCGCTGCGTCGGCGGCCACAGGTTACAATCCCGCCAGCACTGTTGCGCAAGGGCAAAGCATCATCAACGCTGAAGCTGGACTGCCGCAGTATGCACAGATGGCTTTGCAGCAGGGGTTTGACCCGCAGGGTGCGCTGTACGCGCAGATGCAAAACCAGAACCAGCAGCAAGCGATGGCCGCAGAGGCCGCGCAGGGCGTAGCCAGCACGCCTTATGCCGCAGGGCTTACCAATCAGGCCAATCAGAATTTTAATTTGAACTGGGAAAATCAGGCTTTGCAACGGCAGCAACTGGGCTCGCAGACAGCCAACAGTCTCCTTGGCGAGTATGGCGCGGGCACCGCTTTGGGTTCGGGCTTGCAGCAGGCAGGCGGGCAGTATGCAACTGGCATTAACCAGCTTCAGGCCACCGACTATATGAACTATTTGCAGGGTGGCACTCAGGCCAGCAACGCGGCGGTCAACTCGTACAACGCCCAACAGAACGCCAGTAACTCACTGTGGGGCGGTATTGGCCAGCTTGGCGGCACATTGTTGACCGCGCCCATGGCCGGTGGCGGTTCATTGCTTGGCAGCTTTTTGTAAGGGCATGAGATGGCTTATGACCCGAACTCTTTTGCGCCCAGCCCGTATCCGCTGACACAGCAGACGGACGACCGTCGGCGCGCAATCCTCGCGGCCATGCAGTCTCGGCTTCAGCCTATTCCGGGGCTTGGCAACGCCCCTCCTGTTCCCGGCGCGCCAATGCAGAGCGCAAGCATGAACCCGCAGGGGCCGCCGATGCAGCCTTCAATGCAACCATTGGTGCCGCCACCTGTCCAAAGCAGCCCGATGCCAATGCCTATGTCCACATCCCCTCGCGGCTTCAGCGCCCCGCAGGAACAGATGACCATGCCTAGCAGCGCGGCCACCTACGCGCCCCCGAAAGCAAACTACGGCGGTGGGGACATACAGAACCTCATTACGAAGCAGGCTCAGGCCGCAGGGGTTGACCCGCAGTATATGCTGGCCGTTGCGCATCAGGAAAGCGGGTTCAATCCGACGGCAAAAAGTAAAGTTGGATCGGCAGGAGGATTATACGGGTTTACAAACGGCACATGGGATACGGTTGGCAAAGGGGACAAATACAACCCTAATGACAGTATCCAAGCGGCTTTGAAACTTACCAAAAACAACCAAAGCTATCTGAAGAAGCAAGGGATTGACCCCACTCCCGGCGCAACTTACCTTGCGCATTTCTTTGGTGCTGGCGGCGCGGCAAAGGTGTTAAAGAATTCCAACGATCCTGTGGAAGCCCATTTGGGCGCAAAGGTCATAAAGGCCAACCCTTTTCTTGCGGGCAAAACGGGGAACGAAATGCTCGCATGGGCGGGCAAGAAGATGGGCTATTCCCCTACGCCTTCCTCGGTGGGCAACCTTGCGCCCAAGCCCGCACCCGCCCCCACGTTCATGAAGCCCGGCGTTGCTGATTTGGCCTCCGGCGGATAAGGATAACGACAATGGCTTTTTCTTTTGGCGGTTTAGCAAGTGGCCTTGCGCAGGGGTTTCAGGAAGGCGAGAAACTTCGTCAATCTGAAGAAGAGCGGCAGCGCCGTAAAATTCAAGACGATGCGCAGGCAGCGTGGGGCAACACGCTTGCCAGTCTCGGGGTGAGCGGTACTCCCCCAACACCCGCCAGCGCGGCTGGAGTTTTAACCGGCACCGCAGGGCAGGGCGGTGCGGCACCGCAAGGCGGCGCAGCTCCACAGCAACAGATCAATCCTTACTCTTTTGCCGGCACCGGCGGCGTGCAGATGCCTCCGTCTATGGCAATGGCGCAAGCGGCCCAGCCGCAGCCAAGCGCCCCCCTGAACCCCGCCGAACGCAACCTGATGAATAGTCCTGCTTTGCCGCCCGGTTCTGCCCAGCGGCAAGTGTCGGCTTATTACCCTCCGCTTGCGGGAAAGGGCGCGGTGCTGGGATACGACAACCCTATACCCCGCGATGCAGCGGG